AGCAAATGTTTACAGGGCATGGAAGCCCCAAAAGAGAGCATTGGCGGCGCGGACATTGGCGGACTGTCCGAGACAAGTCCGGTAATTTTAAACGGCGCGTGTGGATTGGTGAGATGAAATGCGGCAATCCAGCATTAGGTGCTATCGTCCATGATTACAAACTAGAAGCTAAATAACCAAAAAGGTAAAAAGAAAATGACTAATTACGAAAGACATGGAAGCGAAGACTATTGGCAAGAGTATTATAGTCAATTGGAAGGCTATAAGATCACAAAGTTCTGGATGAGCGATGATGGCTATCCGACATTCGGATTGTCGCACCCGAAAAAAGGAGTATTGGTTATCGAAGTTAGCCGTGATCCAGAGGGCAATGATGCAGGGTTCCTGTTCATTAATGATGGGAGCGAGTAATGAAAGACAATACTTTAAAACTACTTTCGGTGTCATTGACAGCACCACAATGGAACGTGCTCGAGGTTGCTCTTGATAGGTACATCGATGAGCAGATTGATGACGGTTGCGATGATGCTCTTGTTTACGCTAGGAAGGCTGGCATCGTGAAGGCTTTGTTACAGCACGAATTAACTAGAGCAGGAGCAGGATGATGAACGTATTAAGCCTGTTCGATGGCATGTCATGTACACAGATTGCTTTGCAAAGGCTTGGCATTACACCAACGAAGTATTTTGCATCTGAAATTGATCAGTATGCCATGAAGGTAACGCAAGCCAATTTCCCAGATACGGTACAGCTTGGCGATGTCACAAAGGTTAATGCTGATGACTTGCCTGATATTGATCTGCTGATCGGCGGCTCACCTTGTCAGGGATTTTCGTTTGCCGGAAAAAGATTAAATTTTGACGATCCGCGTTCCAAATTGTTCTTTGAATATGTGAGATTGCTTAAAGCGTTAAAGCCAAAGTATTTTCTGCTTGAAAATGTTCGCATGAAACAGGAAAGTCAGGACGTTATTTCCGAACAGTTGGGAGTACAGCCAATTGTTCTTAACAGTAATCTTGTAAGCGCACAGAACCGACACAGATTGTACTGGACAAATATCCCAGTGGATGGCTTGCCAAAAGATAAAGGGATTAAGTTGCGTGATATTTTAGAGCATGGATACACAGATAGAGAGAAGTCTCATTGTGTAGACGCTAATTACTTTAAAGGCGGCAACCTTAAATCATACTTCCTTAAAAATAGAAGACAGCTTGTATTCGGATTCGCTGATGACGACAAAACAACGTCAGGTCTTATTCTGGCCGGAGAAGCCGATGTTAAAGGCCATGGGTATAACCGTAGAGTTTACCACCCAGATGGCAAGGCACCGTCCTTAGCAGCGGCATCAGGGGGCAACCTAGAACCGAAGGTTCTATGGCCAGCGTCCATTGTCGGACGCAGGATTAATGATGATGGTGTGCGTAAGGATTACGACAAGGATGTTCCGATCACGCAATGCCTAGAGGTGCATGAGGTTGATAAGGCCAGATGCCTATCAACAGTGGAAAAAGATACCTTGGTGTCTGATCTGCCAAAAGGTAGATACCCAGATGCTTATAGCAATGATATGCGGCTCGCATGGCGTAAGCTAACGCCGCTTGAGTGTGAACGGTTGCAAACTGTACCAGATGGCTACACAGACCACGTTAGTAACACACAGCGCTATCGTATGCTCGGGAACGGATTTACAGTTGACTCAATTGCTTGGCTACTGAAAGGTATGGTGTGAAATAAATAACCAGTAAAATTGTTCGTACAAGGGGCGGAGTAACCTTTCTGGGCGAGGAGCATTAGGTTTGTCCTCGTCCTAACGATTAGCTAGTACCATGGCGTCGTAGAAAACAACGCTACCTATCCCTAAACATCCCCTACCCTACTGACTTGTCATGGGGGGGTGTAAGTGGGCAAAGCCAGACTCCGTATAATAGAAAATCTGGCTAATGGGTAGAACACCTAAATATTATAGAGTTCCTTGTTTGTTCTTGTTTTGGTTTAGAGGTTTAGAAAACCAAAGTTGGTACACCAAAGTTGTTAAAGTTGTTATTTATCAGTGGTTTATGAGGTTTTGGTTTGGGGTTGCAAACATAGCACAAACAAACAAAAATAGGGGTTGTAAGTTATTGAAAAGGTTCAAACTTTGTACTTTGGTTTTTTTACCCTATTATATAGGGGTATAGGTACATAAACCTATACCCTGTAGAACGGGTTGCCAAACGGCTAAATGCAATAGGAGTGTGATATGAATTGTTCGTATTGTGATGAGCGTAGCGGGTATATACTTGTGGCTAATAAGTTGTGGTGCGAAGACTGTTGGGCAGACGCACAGAATAAGTTCTCGAAGAATTATGATGAGTTGATGGAACGAGTATATGAAATTAAAGGCATGAAAGAAGCTGGTTGGGAATTAACCCAAAAAGGTAATTATTATTACAAGGATGAAGATCACGATAATGTGATCCATTTAAGCTACTAGGAGGGCAGTATGCCAAAGGTCGGGGAAAATCTACCCAAAGAACAACGAGAGGCTGGTCTCAAGAGACTGAAGCCCCAGCAACAACAGTTTCTGGATTACTATCTGCATAAGGATATGACACAGACAGAGGCAGCAAGACAATCGGGATACAAAAACCCAACAGTGCAAGCGGTCAGGCTATTGCAAAACCCCGTAGTACAAGAACGATTGCAAGAAATGAGACTAGAGGCGCAAGCTAGGTTCGGGGTCACAATCGATAAGTCTATTCGGGATCTGAAAAAAATGCGTGATCAAGCATGGGAAATGGGAAAAATTAGCGAAGCACTCAGAGCAGAAGAGCTAAGATTAAGGGCGGCTGGACTACTTGTTAACAAACAACACGTAGTTAAGGAGGATATTACAGCGTCCACAAAGGAAGCAATATCTGAAAAATTGGCGGAATATAAGCGGTTGGCAGAGTCCCGCATGAATAACGTAACACCAGATATTGATGTCATAGAGCATTAAACACAAGATATAGCGCGAGATAGCTGATAACGGTAAATTGTACTGGTTTTCCCCGTGCGGGGGGAGGGAGCGGTTTGCCGGGCGTTTTTTGGAAATTGTTCGGGTTCGGGACGCCCCGTCGGGGTTCGGGCTAGGGATTCTGTGGGTTCTCGGACGTTCTTCTCCGATGACTTTCGGATCGGGGTGTGATTCGGGCTGCTGCGCCCGTATAATTGTTCGGGATTCGGGTTGCCCGGTCATCGGGATCGGGCTTGACATCGGGGTTTTATCGGGGCGATCATCGGGATCTCTCCCTGAAACTCCCCGGCGTTTTTAGCGGCCGGGGTTTTTTGCCTGCTGCACGCAGCGCTCGAAGGCCCGGGCTTGGTGTACAATTGTTCGGGTTAAAACGCCCGGACGGCTGCCCCGGTTCGAGTTGGACGGCGCAGCAGTTGACGGCCGGGGGGCAGCAAACACGTACAATTGTTCTTGTACCCCGCTGTGCTACTCGAATCGTAAAAAAGTATTATTTAGTTCTTTTTCTTGTTGACAGGTGTAGCAGTGATTGCTATATATAAGGTGTAGGAGGAAGCGATGACCGCCGACCAGTGATGCGAACAGCACCTCCTACACCTTAACAACTGATGAGGTATTTGCTATGAAAACAGGAAACTTCTTATTGGCGATTGGGTTTATGTTGATTCTTCTGATGACAGGAGTGGAGCCAAACCCACACAGCTTCACAGCGTTCTGGTTACATATCGGGCTCGTAATGTTCGGTGTTGTGATCTCAGGATCGGGGGTTTACCTCCTGAACAAAGCCAAGCGCTGATTCAATACGAACAATTTTCAAACTCACCCGGCTCACAGCCGGGTATTTTTTTGCCCCGGCCGCAGCGCCCCGGTCTAACCCGTACAATTGTTCTGAATCTCGGGTGTGTGGTTCCAATACCAACGTTGCCAATACTACTGGTAACTATAACACCGCAGTTGGTACGACCGGTAACTGTAACACAGCGATTGGTTATCCGTACAATTGTTCTGGTTATTAGCGCTGCAGCTGTGGCCCGGGCTCGCTGCCGAGATGGTCAAAATAAATTTTTTTTCTGCTGTTTTGTTGTTGACTCNATGCAATGACTGCATTATATATAAGTACATAGACACAAAAAGGAGGGCGAGATGCCTAAGACAGCAGAAAAAGCAGAAAGAATCAAAAGAGACCTGAGCGGTGATTTGTTTGATGTAAACCATGTAACGCGGCGCATGTTCCGTTGTTGGTTGGACGGCTCGTATCTTGGTTATGAGCACTATCAAGCAAACCTTGATTTCTTGAAAAGTAACCACCGTGATCAGGCGCGGCTAACAATGTTTGTAATCTGTGAGTTTGTTGATTTCACAGCACACGATGCAAGTTGTTCTAGAAGTTACGCAAAGAAAGTGATCGTAGAAACAGTAGGCAAAGAAAAGCTAGAGCGTCTGAATAAGTACCTTGTAGATGATGCACTAGACCTGATTGCTGATTGGCTAAAGGAGGTGGCGTAAATGTTATACTTCGCCTATGGATCTAACCTAAACAAACAACAAATGAGTATTCGCTGTCCTAAAGCAAAAGCTTTAGGCGCGGCGTATATCGTTGGGTGGCGTCTGGTGTTTCGGGGCGTCGCAGATATTGAGCGCACAAACGATCCGTCAGCAATGTTGCCAGTCGGGTTCTGGGACATCACAGACGAATGTTTGCAGGCTCTGGATCATTATGAAGGGTATCCAAGACTGTACCGAAAGGTAGAGATCAACGGGGCAATGACATACGTAATGAATGCCAGCGGGTATTCACCACCGAGTAAGTTTTACTTCGATGGGATTTGGCGTGGGTATAGCGACTTCGGGCTTGACCAAACCGAACTTTGGCACGCCAAGGACTGGGTAGATGAACTGGAGCTAGCGGGATGATAAATTGTTCGGGTCGGGATCGGGTCGAGCCTTCGGGCTCGGCCTTTTTTTTGTTCGGGGTTCGGGGTTCGGGGTCGGGGTCGGGCTTCCCGGTGTAACCCGAACAATTGTTCGTGTTTCTTTCCCGTGCGCGCACGCACGCGCAGCCGATCAATAATAAAAAAAATGCGAACAATTGTTCTTTTTTGCTTGATTGTTGCAAAGATTGCATGCTATATCTTGGACATAGCCCAGAGCTATGCTTAACAAAACAGAAAAAAGGTAATTAAAACAATGACTTACTTAACATCAAATAGATCATCTAAGCGTTTATCAATTCTTTTCAGCATGGTTATTAATGGCGCAACAGCAATTGAAATATCAAAATCAACATTATGGCATGTGGAAACAGTTAGAGCGCAAATTGCTGATTTACGTTCTAAAGGTTTTGCAATTCAATATAACGAAACAACCAAAGAATATAAAAGGGGTTAAAACAATGTTTTACAAAACTGAAATAGGCGCAACGTATCCTGATTACACACTGTATTTTGCAAATATTAGCGATTTGATGGATCACTTACAGGATTTATTGAATTTAACAGCGAACGAAATTGAATTCAGCGAGGCTTGGCGCAACGGTCAAGTTTTTACAGTACATGATGGTAATGTTGATAAATCATTTTGTGACTTTCACAATGTTATTGATGAAAATTGCGAATACGAATTAAACGACTAATCACTTTAATATTAAACAGAAAGGTTAAAAAAATGACTTATATTCAAAATGACAATTATCCTACGTTTGGCACTGAAGTTGAAATAAAGCAATCCGGCGAAAGCGCGAACTGGAATCCGACATTATGGGCGCAAAGATGCCGCGATAACGGTTTCCATTGGGTATCAGCCAAGCCAGACGGCACGCCCGAAGTTGACGTTGAGTTTATTATTCCACCATTCACGCTATGCAATGCGGCAAAAGAAGATATAGCGTCTTTCTTTGCATGGGTGGAAAGCGTTGGGGGAAAAGTAGGTTATCGCAATCTTGGCGGTCATGTGCACATGGGCAATCGTTTTGTGCAAGGTAACATCACCAAGGCAGATTTTTGGGATAATTCAAAGCGCGAGTATTCAGCCAATGGGCGGTATTATCAGCCAAGCGCTTCAATGTGTCAGCCAATGCCATTGGCATTGGTAAAAGACGTTATTAGTCGCTATGGCTATCATCAAGGCGATATAAACGGCATCTTGCCGCAATCGCGTCGTGATAACCGTTATAGCCATTCTATGGGTCATGTAGCTTTTGATGGCCGTTCTTATGATCGTTTTATGCGTGCTGATACCGCTAGCCAAATAACCGATATTATTGGCGGCAAGTTTTACGCTATCAATATGGCCACATGGGCGCGCATTGGTACAGTCGAGTTTAGACAGCATCAAGCGACATTAGATGCTGATAAGCTTTTCGCATGGTGCGAATTAATCTTGGCTATGTTTCAGCATAGTGACTGGAATAGACTAGATTATAACGCGCCAGCTACCACCACCATATCAACACCGGAGCAACCCTATCGCAACGGTTCGCGCATTGGCGTTTTGTATTCAGCCATGCGTGTTGATGGTGGCGCGACAACTAGGCAATTGATGAACATTACCGGATGGTCAGCCGATACAATTCGCGCACGTGTTAGTGAAATTCGCAATCGTGATGACATTGGTCAAAATGGTGTCTTATGTCATACGCAACAGGCTTATGGTTCAACATATGGCGATAGCCACGGCCAATATGACCTGAATGGTTATGAGATTGTCCAGACTATTGAGACCAATATATCCGGCGGCATATCCATGATGCCAGACAATCGAATAGGTATGACAAGTATATGGGCTGGTTTATCAGATGCCCTATTTGAATATTTTAATGAAAGACGCCAAGCCCTAAACAATTAGGGCTGGCAACATAAATTAGATTAGGCCGCTTCTGGCGGCCTTTTCTTTTGTCTGGTAGGTAGGTAGTACCCGAACAATTGTACGCACTCAGCGGAGCCTGCAGCGCCGCTATCGCATGTTTTATTTCTAAGGTACCCTATGGCATATCAAAACAGTACAAAATCGGGATGGGTTGGGTATGGCATCCCCCCCAAATAAAATCTTGACAGGGCGACGCGTTGCGCCAAGTTTCCCGCAAACAATCGCCAGATTTTGCTCAAATAGGCACTAAAAAAAATTTTAAAAAAAATTTTATAACATATTTTTCCTTGATTACTTGCAACCTTTGCAATATATATTGAATAACAACATAGGAGGGGCAAATGCCTAAGTTTTTATTAAAGATCGGCGGTGATCCGATTGAGTTTGAGTCTGACAATGCGGAGGGTTTTCTTGGTGTGTGGAAGGACAGTTACTTTATGCCTGACAAGGATGATGGTGCGTGGTTAAGAACTGCGGCTGCGGCGGCTTGTGACTGGAGTGGCAAGCCTATGAGGTTTGACAATGTGTCGAATTTCACATCTGACATGATTGATGCTGGTTTGATTGAGGAGGTTAGGTGATGTGGAAGTCAAAAGATTCTTATAGCATGTGGGGTGGTTCTGATTTGTTAGACAAGCGCAAGTCTTTGGGCATGTCTCAGTTAGTGATGTCTAGTTCGTTGGGCGTTAGTCATAGGATGTATTGTTATTACGAGAGTGGTCAGCAGCAGATACCGCGTTCCATAGAGTTATCTGTTCGTTGGATGGAGCGTAGTAGTTCTGACGTTATTGAGCCGCCATCAGGTTCTTTGAGTGATTTCGACAGGGAGCGTATTGATCGTTTATGTGATGCTTTGGTTGGCATTGAGGGTTTTGACGCTGATTCTGACAGGGTTTTGAGTCAGAGTTTGAAGGAGATTGAGTATTTGTTGTCAAAGTTTGATTAATCCCGTATCATTGGCTTCATCATTTTTAGCAGAGGGTTTTATTTATGATGGGGCCAATGGCACCGCCGCAAGCGGCACCTGCGCAACCGCAGGTTTTGAATGTAAAGAACACACCTGATCAGCGATTAAAGTTTAAGGATTACATGCGCGGTATATCTTCGCCGCCTATGCCTGCTCCTGCGCCTATTATGCCTATGCTTCCTGCGCCTAATCCTATTGATCAGGTTGACATATTTGATCCTGTTCAGGGCATGGCATCTGGTGGTGTTGTTGGTGGTCTTGAGGATTTGGGCAAGATGTCTGATCAGATGGTAGAGGCTTTGAACACTGTTGTTTACGGCGGTGGTCAGGGTGGTGGTATGGGCAGTAGTCAGGGTAGTGGTATGGGTTATCCTACTCAAATGCCTGCTGTGGAGTTGGGTCTGGGTGACATGAGGTTTCCGTTTAGTGATTTAGACAGTCCGTTTGCTGACCCTATGTTTAACAACATGCCGCAAGTAGGCGGTAACATGGCTCCGCAAAACCAAATGACTACGCATTTTGGATTGCCCGGTCAGCTTGGTGATTTGCAGGAGGGAGCTCAGTTATTTGAAGATGTTACGGCTTTTGCCCGTGGTGGACCTGCTGGTTTGGCCGAAGATGAGCGTGCTGGGTTTTCTTTTGATGGTGGTGGTTCTGACGTTATTGGTGGTTCCAATGACACCAACAGCGACAATCGGGATTCTTTTGATTCTGGCGACAATAATTTTGATTCTGGTGGTAACAATGATGAGGAACCGATTGAATATATGATGACTGGCAAGCCTCTTGGGGAGGCATTAAAGGATGGTGTAGCGGATCTTTTGAGCACTGTAGATAAAACTAAAAACGATATGATTGAGCGCATACCTGTTAACAGTCCGTATAAGGCTGGCGTTGAGGTAGAGGCTATTCCAAAGGCTATTGATGCGGTTAATTTTTATGACGCAGGTAGTGACGTGCCACATGATTTGTTAAATCCTCTTGGTGAGTTGATGGGCAGCAAGGTTTCTTACGGCGGCAGGGAGTCTAATGTTTTAGAGGATTTGGAGCGCAGGGCTGATCCATCTAAGAACAAGCCATTTGGTGATATGTCTATACCGGGTTTTGGTAATATTCCGGGTATAGGTTCTGCTTTAAGCAATGTTGCTGGTAGTATTAACGCGCAACGTGCTGGCAAGTATTTAGATCAGATTGCCAATCAGGGTGCTTCGGCTGTTAGGGATCCTAAAACTGGCATGGTTATGGGTTATGTTGGTGAGGGGATTCTTGGTGGTCGTTCTTACACTGGTCGTTCTGGTTACAATCCTCTTGGTACGGGTGCTGTATTAGATCCTCTTACTAATTCTTACACTGTTCCTTTTGACGATGGCAGTGGTGATATGTTTAGGGATGATGATCCTTTGCCTTCTGTATTAAAGCCTATTGAGGAGGAGGATGAGATTGTTCTCCCGCCTTTGGACATTCAGCCGCCTGCTCCTGTTGTTCCTAATGATCCTGTAGATGTTGTTGTTCCTAGTCCTCGTCGTCCGGTTGACGTAAGTGTTCCTATTGTTGGTTATCCTGAGTTGCCGCAGAACATTTTAGATTTATTGAATCTTTACAATAATCAACCTGTGTCTAGCTTTGCTGATGGTGGTGCTGTTTTGGACACGGCTGCGGGTAATTTTTTACAGGCTTTGAGATCAGCGGCTTAGTAAATGGACAATGCACTTGATATAGCCACTGAGTTTCTGACTGATGCGGAGATTGAGTCGCTTGGCAAGCATTTAGACAAGTACAAGGAGTTGCATGAGCGTGATGCTCATCAGAACAGCTTTTTAGATTTTGTTAATTATGTTTGGCCATCTTTTATTACTGGCAATCACCACAAGATTTTTGCGGATAAGTTAGAGCGTGTGGCTAATGGTGAGTTGAAGCGTTTGATCGTGAACATGCCACCTAGACATACGAAGTCTGAGTTTGCGTCATATTTGTTTCCTGCGTGGGTTATGGGCAAGAGTCCTAGTACGAAGATAATTCAGGCGACGCACACGGCGGAGTTGGCTGTAGGTTTTGGCCGTAAGGTCAAGAACTTGTTAGACAGTGATATTTACCGTGATGTGTTTCCGAAGATGGAATTGGCCAAGGATGCGAAGGCGAGTGGTCGTTGGTCAACTAATGAGGGTGGTGAGTATTACGCTGTTGGTGTAGGCGGTGCGCTAGCAGGTCGTGGTGCGAACTTGTGTATTATTGACGATCCTGTTTCTGAGCAGGATGCGTTATCACCAACCGCGTTGGACAATATTTACGAATGGTACACATCAGGACCGAGACAGCGACTACAGCCGGGCGGATCGATAATAATTGTGATGACGCGGTGGAGCATCAGGGATTTGACTGCGAAGGTATTGCAGAAGCAGGCCGAGGGCGGGGCGGATCAGTGGGAGGTTGTGGAGTTCCCAGCGATATTTCCAGAAACAGACAACGTGTTGTGGCCAGAATTCTGGAGCAGGGAAGAGCTAGAAGGCGTTAGGGCGTCTATTCCTGTTGGCAAGTGGAATGCGCAGTATTTACAGAACCCTACTGCTGAAGAGGGTGCTATTATTAAAAGGGAGTGGTGGAATGTCTGGGAATTTGATGATCCTCCTCGCGTCGATTACGTCATCCAGTCGTATGACACCGCCTTCACCAAATCGGAAAGGGCGGATTATTCGGCTATTACGACTTGGGGTGTGTTTTATCCTGACGAGGGTGATGAGGCGGCGATCATATTGTTGGACGCTGAGAAGGGTAGATGGGAGTTTCCAGAGCTTAAAGACGCCGCGATGCGTTTGTACAAAGAGTTCGAGCCGGACATGGTGTTGATTGAGCAGAAGGCATCTGGCACGCCATTGACGCAGGATTTGCGTAAGATGGGCATACCTGTGAGTGGTTTTACGCCGGGCAGGGGTGCGGATAAGTTTTCTCGTATGAATGCGTGTGCGCCTGTGTTTGAGTCAGGCATGGTTTGGTGTCCAGAGACTAGATGGGCTGACGAGGTTATGGAAGAGTGTGCGGCGTTTCCTAATGGTGAACATGATGACTTGGCGGATTCGATGACACAGGCTATACTACGTTTTAGGCAAGGTGGTTTTATTGGCACTCGTAATGATTACGAGGACGAAGATTTGGCTACGTATAAGCGTAGCAGGGAGTATTACTGATGGCTAAAGTAAAAAAGATACCTATGAAAAAACTCACTCTTGAGGAGCTTGCTGAATTAACATTTGACAAAGGCGTTACTCAAGGCAGTAGCGCAACCGCCAATCGCGCAAAAGGTTCTGGAATGAAACGAGGTGCTTATAGCGAGGGTGTAGGTAAAGAAAAAGGCGGCGTTATAACAAAACTTCCAAAGCCCAGCCCTAGACGTAAAATGAAAACTCCAAAGCCCAAGCCTAAAAGGGGTGATCTTAATGAAAGCATGTCTTCTAATGAGAAAATGAAGCCAGTTAATCTGAAAGATGGCGGTGCTGTCCCATCTGAGTTCAAAGGTTTTTCAAAGCTTCCTGAAGCTGTTCAAGAAAAGATGAATCCATCTGCCGCTAAGAAGTACAAGAATGGCGGTGCTGTTCTAGCTGGTCGTGGTGGTTCATTCAAAGGCACTCGTTAATGAGCAGTCGTAAGCTTACATCTAAGGCTCGTGAGTTACGCAAGCGTCAGCTTGAGCGTCTTGGCCATGACGATGATAAGATTATAGACATACTTGAGTATGAGTTTGATTTAGGTTTAGGAACAGCCCCCGGCACGCCACTAAGGGGTAAGAGATTTAAATATGGTGGCGCAGTTCTGTCAGGTCGTGGCGGCAAATTTAAAGGAGTAATGTAATGGGTAGTAAAAACATACTTGAAGAATCTGGAAAGACTATTTCTGATGCGGATAGGGCAAAAATAAATAGAATTACACGTTCTATGAAAGAGTCTGGGAAAACTATTTCTGATGCGGATATTGATCGTGTGAGAAGGTCTGCTGCGGCAGGCGGTAAAAAAATTTCAGATAAAGATCTTAAACATTTAGCTAAAAATTACAAAGATGGTGGAGCGGTCTGTTCTGGTGCTGGTTCTGCCATGCAAGGCACGAAGTTTCGTGGTGTTAGATAGGTAGAATATGCTGTATAAGGGACAAGAGGCTGGTTTACGGCTCAAGAGCGTCGCTCTTGCCCTTTTTGTGGCGCTTTGCAGGCTCCCCACACCACCTGCGCTGTTGCCAGCCTCACCACATGGAGCTTTAAATGGCTGATGACGGTATTTTTGGCGCATTTAATGCCCCTCCTGCATCTCAAGAGATGTTTAAGGAGCTTGTAGATAAAACTGATATTTTTACCGACCCTATGGGTAGCGAGACTTTAGGAGCAGTAAATCGCGCCATTGTTTCTGCTCCTATTGATGCCATTGATATGGTTGGTCGTGCTGGAGATACTATTTTACGTGGTGCGGCCAAGGCCGGATCTGGGATTATGAGTGCTTTTGGTGAAGATGACGCCATGGCGGAAAGGTTTGGTCGAGATGTTTATCAAGCTCTTACTGTTGCCCCTGTTGCCACTGCAATGGCACCATTACGTCCTAGAGGCAAATCGAATAAGACGCTTGTGCTTGAAGCGCAGAAAGACAAATTAAAGTCTCCTTCTGCTAAATCTGCTATTGATGAAGATATTGAGATCGCTGCTTTGCGTGATTCATTTGATGATGCGGCAGAAGAAATGACAACTGCTATGGGTATGTCCATTGATCGTCCTTCTGGATATTTATCTGCGGATGATGCTTTTGACATTATTCAGGATTCTTATTTAGACAGCAGGGGTTTAGGAATGTCTAAAAGTGACGCTATTGCTGAGGCTTTAATGAAGAATCCTGATGTTGCTACAGTGTCTTCTCCTATGTTAAAGCGTCTTGATGCTGATTATAATTTCAGGTCATCTAGTGCTATGAAAAGAAAAAAAGAAGGTGCTGATTCTCGTAGGAATTTAGAAATGCAAGCTAGGCGTGCTAATAATCCTACACAGCCTACTAGATCTGTTAGTATGGAAGAAGCTACACGAATGCAAAACGAACTTAGTGGCATGGCAATACCAGAGCCAGCGAAGCCAACGTTTGCAGTTATTGAAGGCGGAAAGGAATAGCCATGGCTATCGAAAGAGGATTAGGTGCTGGAGGTCTAAACAAGGCTACACCTGTACAGGAAGAAGCTGAAATAGATTTCGTAGAAATGCCGGAAAATCCTAACGTCATGGAGATGGAAGACGGTTCTGTAATTATTGGTGAGATTGAAGAGGACACTGTTCCTTTGGAAATTTCGTTTGATTCAAACCTTGCAGATTATATTGACGAATCTGAACTTATGAAAATTTCTTCTGATCTTGTTAGCGGTATTGAAGAGGACATTTCTTCTCGCCAAGAGTGGGAAGATACGTATAAACGTGGCATTGATCTTCTTGGCATGGAGTATGACGAGCGTACACAGCCATTTGAAGGCGCTACAGGCGTTGTACACCCTCTCCTATCAGAATCGGTCACTCAATTCCAAGCACAGGCTTACAGAGAGATGTTGCCCTCTGGCGGTCCTGTTAGAACACAGGTTGTAGGCGCAGAAACAGAAGAGGTTTCTGCACAGGCTGATCGTGTAAAGCATTATATGAATTACATGCTTACATACGAGATGGAAGAATATGACCCTGAAACTGATCAGATGTTATTTTATCTTCCCATTGTGGGTTCGACGTTTAAGAAGGTGTATTATGATCCCCTTCTGCAGCGTGGTGTTAGCAAGTTTGTCCACGCTGAAGATTTAGTTGTTCCTTATGGTGCTACAGATCTGCTTACATCACAGCGTATTACGCATATTATTCGCATGGACAGCAACGAAGTTCGTAAGATGCAGTTAGGCGACTTTTATCGTGACGTAGATTTGCCTAGCAGTGGTGACACTCAGTTTTCTGAAGTTCAAGAAGCCATTGACGATGCGCAAGGCGTCCAGTTGTCTGGAACTCCTGAAGAGATGACCTTGTATGAGGTTCATACATCGCTGGACATTGAAGGCTTTGAAGATATGACTTCAGAGGGAGAGCCTAGTGGTCTTAAACTCCCTTACATTGTAACAATCCTAGAGTCCACTGGGGATGTTTTATCTATTCGTAGAAACTACCAAGAGAGCGACCCTATGATGCGTCGCCAGCAATATTTTGTGCATTACAAGTTCTTGCCGGGTCTTGGTTTCTATGGTTTTGGTCTCACGCATATGATTGGTGGTCTTTCGCAGGCATCTACAAGTATTCTTCGCCAGTTAATTGATGCTGGAACTCTGTCTAACTTGCCTGCTGGATTTAAAGCTCGCGGTGCGCGTATTAGAGATGAAGATGAGCCACTGTCGCCGGGTGAATTCCGTGATATTGATGCTGCTGGCATGGATATTCGTCAGTCTATCATGGCTTTGCCGTTTAAAGAGCCTTCAGGCACATTGTACAACTTGCTTGGTACTCTTGTAGACTCTGGAAGACGTTTTGCTTCTATGGCTGATATGAAGATCAGTGAGATGGGTGGTGAAACTCCTGTCGGCACCACCATGGCAATTATGGAGCGTGGCACAAAAGTAATGAGTGCTATTCACAAGCGGTTGCATTACTCGCAAAGGCAGGAGTTCAAGCTTCTTGCTGATGTTTTTGCTAAGTTCATGCCACCTGTATATCCGTATGCTGTAACAGGAGCACCGCAGGACATAAAGCAATCAGACTTTGATCAAAGAGTAGATGTTCTGCCTGTATCAGATCCTAACATCTTTTCTATGTCGCAACGGATTGCTTTAGCACAAACACAATTACAGCTTGTTCAATCTAATCCAGAAATACATGGTGGCCCACAGGGTCTTTACCATGCTTACCGAAATATGTATGAGGCTTTGGGTGTTACAGACATAGATATGATCTTGCCTAAGCCACCACAGCCACAACCTATGAACCCAGCCAAGGAAAACCAAGAGGCTCTTCGCAATCAACGCCTTCAGGCTTTCCCACAACAGAACCATGAGGCACATATAGAGGCTCATGTTGCTATGATGGCTACTCCAGCGGCTCAAGCGAATGCTAATGTGATAATGACCATACAAGGCCATGTTCAAGAGCACATTGGCTTTATGGCAGAGGCTATGGCTCAACAAGAGCTTATGCAGACTATGGATCCGCAACAGCAAATGATGCTCCAACAAGACCCACAAGCTGCTCAGATGATGCAGATGGAGATTGAAAATAGAGCGGCTGAGATAATTGGCGAACTGACAGAACAGTACGCTCAAGCAGTTGCTCCTGCTGAAACAACCGATCCATTGGTAGCGATACGGCAGCAGGAGCTTTCATTAAAGGGTGCGGAAATCCAAGAACGTGCAAGGCAGTTCGAGGAGAAGCAAGACCTAGAGGAACGCAAAGAAAGAAACGATGTTCTCTTAGGCCAGCAACGCATAGAGCTTACAGAAGAGGCTACCGCAGAAAAAACACGGGTAGCTGAACAAAGAATCCAAACGCAGCGTGATATTGCAGCTGCTAACTTAGCGAATAGGAGACAATAAATGTCAGCAAGTTCAGTCAGACGGAATATAGAGGCCGTTATAAAGGCTAAAAAGTTAGAGCCGCAAGCCGAAGTTGAAAAAGTAAGAGCGAGGGATGAAGATGGTCACTTTATCGCAGACAACCCAGAAACCCCAGAAAATGAAGCTTGGGTCGAAAAAAAACCTGCCGTTAAAAAAGCGGCACCAAAAAAAGCAGTCGCCAAAAAGAAAAAGTAACGGCATGACTGTTTCTAGGTTCTCTAGCATAGCTAGGCCACAAAGATTTCTTGGAGTTAGGTAATGTCTGAAAGAAAGACAGATGGTCGTACTGATAAGGAAATACGAATAATAGCTATTTCTGGAAACATTAGTAACCTTACTAATAATCAATATGATAGACACTTAGAAATGGAAAAGAATAAACCTGCTCCAAAGAAGATGGAACATGGTGGAGCAGTTTGCCGTGGTCAGGGAAGTGTTACGAAAACAAGAAAGTTTAAAACTTTGTGATGGCTAAAAAGTTTCAAAAGAGCACAGAATATTCTCATTATGACCTTGATAATGATGGGATTATAACTGATGAAGAGTTAGAGCAAGCCAAGTCTATGCAACAGACTGAAAGAGAGCTGCGGAAAAGTTTGGCGCAACTTAGGATGGCTCGATATACATTAATAAGCATGGGTTTGTTTACTGTAGCTATGTTTTTTATTCCTTTGGATAGGGTCAAGGTTCTGTCCGACATATCTAATTTATTTTATATTTCTGGCGCTGGGGTCGTTGGTGCTTACATGGGTACAACAGCGTGGATGAACAGGAAATAGATTATGTGGTACATGCACGACAGGACAACCAAGGAACAGGCTGAAAGGAATCGCAAAAATGCTTCCAATTCTTAATGTTATAGGTTCTCTTGCTGGCACTTGGCTTGAGGGCAAGGTAGAAACCAAGAAAGCAGAAACTGGTGCAAAGGTTGCGAAAGCAAAGGCTGAAGCTGTAATAATGGAAAAAAAGGCCACTGGAGAGATTGATTGGGATCTTGAAATGGCAAAGGGTAGCCAGAATTCTTGGAAAGATGAGTGGCTTACAATTTTATTTTCTGTGCCATTAGTGCTTGCGTTCTGCGGTGAATGGGGTAGACAGGTTGTAACGGATGGTTTTAATGCTTTAGAAGCCATGCCGGAGTATTATAGATATACGCTTGGTATTATCGTAAGCGCGAGCTTCGGAACACGAGCGGCAACAAAGTTTTTTGGTAAGAAATAATGGACGCTATACAACTGGCGGAGTATTTACTTAAAGACATACGCAAGCAGAGAGATGGTTATACTCAAAGGCTGGCGGATGGAGTGGCGGAATCCATACAGGATTATCGATTTATTGTAGGTCAAATACGCGGTCTGACCTATTCAGAAGATCTTATTAGAACCGCGATGAAAGGTGTGGAATTAGAAGATGGCTAAAAAACTATTCGTCCCAGAGAGGATGGCAAGCCCAAAGGAAACAGCAAGTGCAGTTCCTGCGGCGATTACTAAAGGGTTTGAAAGTGTAGAAGACCCTAATCAAAAAAATACAGAAGATCCTTCAGAAATGGAATTATCAGTCATAGAAAGACTGCCACAACCAGTTGGCTATCGTCTTCTAGTAATCCCATATTACATGAAACAGAAAAGCGCTGGTGGAATTATTATTCCAGACTCAATTCGAGAGCGTGAAAGCTTTGCAACAGTTGCGGCTTATGTCGTAAAAGTTGGCCCTGACGCATATATGGACGCCAACAAGTTCCCTTCCGGGCCTTGGTGTGATGAGAAGTCATGGGTACTTATGGGTAGATATGCTGGAAACAGGTTTAAAGTAGATGGATTAGAGGTAAGATTGATCAATGATGACAATATTATCGCTACTATTCTTGACCCAGCCGATATTTCTTATGTATAGTGGGAGACATGGATATGAACACTGAAACACAATCTGAAGAAAAAGAAGAATTTGTTGCTGTTGAGCTTGAAGAAGATCAACAGGATAATTCAATTGAAAGTTCAGAAGAAGAAACCAGTACAATTGTACAGGATTCTAGTAATGAAAATGAGCCTTCTGAAGATCTTGAAAATTACAGCGACAATGTAAAAAAGAGAATTAATCAATTAACGGCCAAGCGTAAGCAAGCTTTAGAAGAAGCTGAAGCTGCATATACATACGCTCAACAAGTCCAGCAACAAAATGAAGACATGAAAAAACGTCTTTCTGACTTGGACAAAGGCTATATTAATGAGTATGGCACTCGCGTAGAGTCTCAAGAGGCATCTGTCAAAAAAGTTATGCAAGAGGCATATGACTCTGGAGATATGGCAAAAGTAGCAGACGCTCAATCTGCTTTATCACAGTTAGCGATTGAAAAAGAACGTCTTCGTGTGCAAAAAGCTCGTTCAGAAAAAAATGAACAAGAAATTAAGGCACAGCCAGAATCACCTGTGCAAAGAAGACAACCTGTTCAAGAACAGGATCTTGATCCAAAGCTTAAAAAATGGATGTCACAAAACTCTTGGTTTGGCCAAAATATGGTTATGAGCAAAGGTGCTGAAGCCATACACGAGCAATTAGTCGGCCAAGAAGATTTTGATCCTTCTAGTGATGAATATTATCAGGAAATAGACAAGCGCATGCGCGAACATTTCCCACAAAAGTTTCAGGAGCAACGGAACAACGCCCAATCTGTCACTCCTGCGTCCTCTGGACGGTCAGCTACCAAAAATGGGCGGAAAAAAACGACTGTGCAACTCAACCAAGGACAGGTCCAGTTTTGTAAAAAAATGGGCATCAAACCGGAAGATTATGCAAAAGAAATCGTAAGATTAGAGAGAAGGAACGGATAATGTCAGATCGCACAAATCGGGAGTCGCAAACCCGTGAAAAACAAGCGAGAGTTGCAGATTGGCGTCCACCTTCAGCTTTAGAAGCCCCTGACGCACCTGTTGGCTATAAACACAGGTGGATCCGCGAGTCTGTCATGGAATATGATGACCGTAACAACGTTCACAAGCGCCGTCGTGAAGGATATGAATTGGTTCGCGCCGAAGATTATCCAGAGTTTGACGCTCCTGTGATTGACGAAGGTAAAAACGCAGGCGTAATTGGCGTTGGAGGTCTGGTTCTTGCTAGAATTCCTGAAGAAATTGCGGATCAGCGTAATGCTCACTATCAGCATACTACGCAAAACCAAATGGAAGCTGTGGATCGTGACTGGATGCGTGAAAGCAACGCTGCGATGCCCAAGCTTAAACCCCAACGTTCTACCTCTGTGTCCTTTGGAGGACCAAAGGTAGCTGACAATTAGGAGATAAAAAGATGGCTAATCAAGATGCCGCCTTTGGCCTACGCCTTTCGCGTTCAGGTAATGGCTCCGATCTGATTGGCATGCAGAACAAATACCGCGTTGCGGCTAACTACGGTACTTCAATCTTCCAAGGTGACATTGTAAAAGCTGTCACTGGCGGTGGTGTTGAGCGTATCGCGGCTGGCAATACGGATCTTGTTTTGGGTGTTTTCAACGGATGCCGTTATACTGACCCGAGTAGTGGAAAAGAAACCTTTTCCAACTTTTACCCAGCCTCTACAAATGCTGCTGACATTGAAGCTTTTATTATTGATGCGCCACATGCTCAATATGAGATTCAAGCTGATGCCGCATTCCCTGTAGCGGATCTGTTTGGTAATTTCGACATTGTTGATGCGACTGCTGGAAGCACAGCTTCTGGTACTTCTCGAACAGAGATTGATGTGACAACTGGCGCGACTACTGCTGGTTTGCCTCTCAAAGCTATCGACATTTCCACTGACCCAGAGAACAGTGATGTTAGTTCTGCTAATACAAATGTAATTGTTGTTATCAACAATCATCTGTTTAGCGCTGGCACTACTGGCTTGGCATAAGGAGGCTGATCAATGGCTATTTCTCGCGCACAACTAGCGAAAGAGCTAGAACCCGGCCTAAACGTTCTATTCGGAATGGAATATGATCGTTATGATGCCGAGCATGCTGAAATCTACGACACCGAATCTTCAGATCGTGCATTTGAAGAGGAGGTAATGCTCGTCGGTTTTGGAAATGCAAGTACAAAGTCTGAAGGCGCTGGCGTTCAGTTTGACTCTGCTTCAGAGGCATATACTGCACGTTATACGCATGAGACAATTTCTCTTGCGTTTGCTTTGACAGAAGAAGCTATGGAAGACAATTTGTATGATCGCCTTGGCGCTCGTTATACAAAGGCTCTTGCTCGCTCAATGGCACACACTAAGCAGGTTAAAGCCGCTGCAACACTGAACAATGCGTTCAACAGCAGCTTTACTGGTGGCGACGGTAAGGAGCTTTGTGCTACTGACCACCCACTAGCTGGTGGCGGAACATTCCGCAATGAGCCATCTACTGCCGCTGACCTCAACGAAACTTCACTTGAGAATGCTCTAATCGACATCTCAACATTCGTTGATGAGCGTAATATGATTATCGCCCTTCGTGGTGTTAAGCTTATTGTGCCACCGCAGCTTCAGTTTGTTGCTGATCGTCTTCTTGAGTCTACACTCCGCGTTGGTTCAGCCGACAACGATGTAAACGCAATAAAGAACACGGGTATGTTGCCAGATGGTTATACAATTAACCACTTCCTAACAGACCCAGATGCGTTCTTCCTAAAGACAGACGCCCCTAACGGCTTCAAGCACTTTGAGCGTGCTCCTCTGTCTACAAACATGGAATCTGATTTTGATTCAGGCAACATGCGCTTCAAGGCTCGTGAACGTTATAGCTTCGGCTTTAGCGATCCACGCGCAGTGTTCGGTTCACCGGGCGCATAAGCGTAAAAATCAATATAATGAAAGGGCGGCTTTGCAGTCGCCCTTTTTTTATGTATAATAAATTTATCCCTGACAGCTTTATAATAAAGCTGACTATAGCCAAGACAGGAGATCTAAATGGCTAATACCACTTTCTCAGGACCAGTGCGTTCTGAAAACGGCTTTGAAACCGTATCAAAAAATGCCACTACTGGCGCTATTACAATTACCAGTGGCTCAAAAATGGCAACAGAAGCGGCTGGAGGTGCTGGCATTGAAGGCACTGCGGAAGTCTATATCACTCAGGTAGAGCGTTTTAAAAGCGACACCTCAACAAACGTTAATATTGTAAAAACTACTATTATGATTGATCTCACTGGTCTGCGCTCAACTGCGGCTGGAGACATCATTGGTAAGGATGGTTCTGGGGTTGCTTACATTGGTAAGGTTACAGCTGCAAACCAAGGTACAGTATTTGGCGTAACTATGGAATGCTTTGAAGCTCCAGCAGGCGGTGATCCAGACATTAACCTACACTCTGCCACTGAAGGCACAGGTGTTGAAGACACACCTATTTCTGATTTAACAGAGACGCTGATCATTAATGGTGGTGATGCTGCGGTTGGAACACGTACAGTCGGCGGTACTATTGCTGCGGATCAATTCTTGTACCTAACTGCTGGCGCTACCACTGACGCTACCTATACAGCAGGTAGATTGATTATAACAATCACTGGCTATGATGTTGCTTCTTAACCTAACATAAGGAGTAACTAACATGGCAGATGCTGTAGCTACACAGACTCTCTTGGATGGCGAGAAAATGGTCGTCCAAAAATTCACCAACATTTCTGATGGAAGTGGTGAAAGTGATGTTGTTAAAGTGGACGTTAGCGCATTAGTCGCTAACGCACGCGGCCAAGCGTGTACTGGTGTTACCATTGAAAAGATTTGGTGGCAGTGCATTGGTATGAAGGTCCAAATTTTTTGGAACGCTACTTCCAATGTATTTTGTATAGAATTAGGTGAAAATCAAAGCGGTAATCACGACTATACAGCCTTTGGTGGCCTCTTAAACAACGCTGGAAGTGGCAAGGACGGTGACGTTTTGTTCACAACAGTTGGTCATACAAGCGCGGATACATACACAATTATTATGTCTATGCGAAAAGATTATGGCTGAGTCTAAAAAGGGCGAAATGCCCAAGCGCAACAAGAAAAATTTCCGTCCCACAAAATCTGGGGCGGGAATGACTAAGGCTGGAGTTAAAGCTTACAGAAGAAAAAACCCCGGTAGTAAGCTAAAAACAGCAGTAACAGGAAAAGTTAAGAAGGGAAGTGTTGCAGCTAAACGTCGTAAATCTTATTGCGCTCGTTCTGCTGGACAGATGAAAAAGTTCCCTAAAGCAGCAAAAAATCCTAATAGCAGGCTAAGGCAGGCTAGAAAGAGATGGAAATGTTAAGTAAAGAACTGGTAATAGGCACTTTATTTGTGGCATTTGTTGGAGTTTGCGTCAGTTCTTTAGGATGGATTGCGACTACTTTAATTCATGTAGATAAAACTATCGCTGTTATTGCTGTTCAAGTAGAGGCAAATAACAATATGCTTTTGCCTATGTGGGAAGAATTTACAGGAAGGACATACGATGACAATCTCGCGCAGTTCGATTCCAAAACAAATATCAGATCCGCCGTTCAAAAGGGGCTCTAAAATGCCAAAAGATGCTTGTTATAAAAAAGTTAAAGCAAGATATAAAGTTTTCCCGTCAGCATATGCTTCAGGGGCTATTGCAAAGTGCCGAAAAGTAGGAGCCAAAAACTGGGGGAATAAAGCGAAAAAAATGAAAGATGGCGGTCTTGTAAGCCGTGGTTATGGGTGTGCAAAATCAAAGGGGCGTAAGAAAACAAGAATAGTATGATTCATGTATTTTTGCTGTTTGTTTTTATTGGATCAGAGGATAAGAGATTAGTTAGTAACGATATGTATTTTAAATCTTTGGATGATTGTACATGGTACGCTCAGACATTGCATAAACAAGGATCACAAATAACAGCATACTGCCTGCCAGCTACGGTAGATAAAGATACAAAGGTGTATTAATGGAACCAATATCTACCGCTCTTGCTGGAATTGCACTCGTTAAAGGAGCTACTGACGCTATAAAAGCGGCTATTGGCACTGCGAATGACATCAGTGAAATCGCTGGATATATCGACAACCTGTTTGAAGGTCAGGCACAAGTAAACAGAGAGCGTAATAAAAAATCTGGTGTCGGTGCTATGGATGGCATTGGTTCTGTAGCTTCAGAAATGATTGATGCAAAGCTGGCGCAGGAAAAATTATATGAAGTATCTATGCTTGTTGATCTTAGGTTTGGTAGTGGCACATGGAAATCTATAGTTGAAGAACGAGCTAGACGCATACAGGCACAAAAAGAACGTGTTAGGCAAGCGGCTATAGAGAAAGCGGCACAGCGTAAAGAAATCTTTGATGGTCTAAGCATGTTGTTCTATCTAATCATGGGCGTTATTGCCTTTGGGTTAATAGCTGTCGTTGCTTTTAAGGCATCTGCGGATAATCAAAGAATGGTAACTTGCAGACTTGCCGCCACAGAAAAAATCTCTAAGACACAAATAATGTGCTTTTATCAAGGGGCAAATAACACGCAGGAAAGTCACACAACAGAGCTTTATCTTGGTTGTCAACGGCAGTATGCTTGTAAATATAATCCAAATCCATCAGGGGCATCTTTGAAGGAAACTATGGAAAGCATAAAAGGAGCACTTGATTAATGGCTGTAAGAAAGACGAAAAAAGGTGCCGCACTTAAACGATGGTTCAAAGAAGACTGGAAAGACGTCCGTACGGGAAAAGCGTGTGGCCGTAGCAAGGATGAAAAACGGGGTACTCCATATTGTCGCCCCAGTAAACGAGTTTCCTCAAAAACTCCGAAAACAACCAAAGAAATGACAGCCGCTGAGAAGCGTAGTAGGGTGTCGCAAAAAAAGAGGCTTGGGCAGCCAGCAGGTAAACCAAGAAGGGTGAAGTCATTAAAGAGAAGAAAGAAATAATAAAGTTAATTGAAGATTGGGTTATGAATGATTTAAGTGTGTTAGACCCTGATTTGGGTTTTGCTCCTTGTCCTTATGCAAAAAAAGCTTTTAATGAAAATAAGCTAAAGGTAGTTGAATGTCTTAGTAGACAGGATTTATGGGAAACTGTAGCGGTACAATGCAAGAATTTTAGTAATAAGCATTCAATTATAATCTGTTTAGAAGAGGAACCATCACAAACATATGAAGAGGTTGAAGCGGCTTGCATTTCAATGAATGAGTGGTTTGCATTAAATAAGATTGACGTTTGGTTACTTGCTTTTCAAACAAATTTTACAATGGTATTCATACAAAGATTGTCAGAATTAGATGACGCTAGTCAAAAGCTGGAAAAAGTGGGATACTATAAAAATTATGACCCTGAAGATTATGTGAATTTAATTTTAAACCGTAGACACAGGAGAAATCAAAATGGCGGGTGCAAAAAAACAAGCTAAACGTATGCGTAGCGGTGGAAAAGTTGCTGCTAAGAAAATGATGGCCGGAGGTGCGGCTAAAAAAGCTAGAAAAATGCGTGGTGGTGGAAAAGTAGCTCCCAAAAAGATGATGGGTGGCGGTGCAGCTAAACAAGTTTCTCCTCGCAAAGCTATGGCTATGGGCATGATGCGCGGCGGTAAGGTTAAAAAATAATGGCTGTTTCAGGAAGCAGCGACTTTGAGCTAGATGTAAGTGATTACATAGAAGAAGCTTTTGAGCGTTGTGGCATAGAGGTTCGTACAGGTTACGACTTAAAAACAGCCAAAAGATCATTAAATCTTCTGTTTGCTGATTGGGCAAACAGGGGTTTAAATCAATGGACTATAAAACAAAGAACGCAACATCTAACACAGGCAGATGGGTCGTATAGTCTTGGTGCTGATGTAATTGATGTTTTGTCTATGGTTGTAAGAAGATCAAATACTGATTTTAGTATGACTCGTGTTAGCCGTGATACATATACAAATATACCAAGTAAAACAACTCAATCAAGACCAACTCAGTTTTTTATTGATAGACAGATAACACCAACTATTAATATATGGCCACTGCCTGATAATAATGCTGGTGGAGTTGGAACTGTTACGGATGCTGGTACATCAACTGGCACAGCCACTTTTACCGGGGTAACTCAGGCATCTACATCAGGAACCGGAATTAACGCAGTGTTTACAATAAGCACTGACGGTGCTGGCGGTTATTCAGTAGATAGCGTCACCACTGTAGGCTCAGGATATGCTGTGGGTGATACAATTACAGTCGCCGGAACCAGTTTGGGTGGTGCAACCACTGCAAATGATTTGACTTTGACCGTCGGCTCTTTGTCTGGTGATTTACTGGTTTTTGATTGTTTAACCAGAATTAACGATGCTGATACCTATAAAAATACTATGGACGTTCCATTTAGATTTTATCCATGTTTAGCGGCTGGATTAGCATACTACATTGCTTTAAAGAGAGCCCCTGACAGAGTGCAACTTTTAAAAGCTATATACGATGAAGAGTTTGACAGAGCTCAGTCTGAAGATAGAGACAGAGCTTCATTTAGTGTAGCACCTAACTTGCAGTATTACAGGGTGGGATAATGCCTAGATTCGCTACAGGTAAAGACGCATTTGGGCTTTCTGATAGATCAGGATTCCGTTATAGGCTTCGAGATATGAGGCAAGAATGGAATGGCCTCCTTGTTGGAAAAGACGAATGGGAGTCTAAACACCCTCAGTTAGAGCCAATTAGACATTTGCCTGACGCAGAGGCTTTAAGAAATCCAAGGCCAGACACTAGAACAGAGCCTGCTGTTGCTAGTATAATGGGTATAAACCCTTTTCTGTCTTCTGGGTCTGGCTCTTCTGTTATTTCTGTAAACGAACCTAATCATGGTAGAAGTAGCGGTGATATAGTAAGGTTTAGAAAATGTTCTGCTTTTGATGGATTTTCAGTTGATGTTCTGCAATCTGATTCTGGTTATTCAATAACAGTTGTAGACACGAACAATTATACGTTTACTGTTTCGTCAGAAACTGCAAATGTTGGAAACAAAACGGGCGGCGGCAACATTGCTACAGCAGGCCCCGTTACGCTGGAGAATTAAATGAGCTACACCTTTGCCCAGCTAAAGACAGCAATTCAAGATTTTACAGAGAACACTGAGTCTTCTTTTGTAACAAATCTTCCTACGTTTATTAAAAACACAGAAAATCGTATTTTTAAACTTGTTGATTTAGAAGTTTTTAGAAAAAACGCTACCAGTTCTTTGACTAGCTCTGATGCGGGAGATCCGTTTCTTTCAGTGCCTACTGATTACCTTTCTTCTTTTTCTCTGTCTGTAACGGTAAATAGCGAGAAAAAATTCCTACTTCAAAAAGATGTTAACTTTATACAAGAGTACAATCCAAATCCCTCCACGAAGGGTGTGCCAAAGTATTATGCTTTTTTTGACATAGACAATTTTATTTTAGCTCCCACCCCAGATAGCGCTTATGTAGTTGAATTGCATTATTACTACACTCCAGCGTCACTAACAGCAGGCGCAGATTCTGGTACAACATGGTTAAGCGAAAACGCTTCTAATGCCATGCTTTACGGTTCGCTTGTAGAAGCATATACTTATATGAAGGGCGAGCAAGATGTAATGGCTAATTATGAAAAACAATTTCAAGAAGCCGTTTCTAGGATCAAGGATCTGGCAGAGGCCAGAGAAAACAGCGATGCGTATCGCAGGGGCTTACCAGACAGACCCCGTTCATAAGGAGTAAACGATGGCAACATC